GCGAGCGGAGGTCTACGGCTTGGCCGCGTAGAGGGCCGTCGCAGCGTCCATCGCGGACACTTGCTCAGGGCTCATGCCTCGACGGGCGCCCTCGATGACCTGATACAGGCTCTCAACCGTCCAATTGCAGTAGGGCATGCTCGTCGCCCATCGAATCTCTTGCGCGGTCGGAGCTGGAACGAGCATCGCGGAGAGTCGAGCAAGGACCTCGGCAGACACGAGCGAGGACTCGACTCGTGATTCCAAGTCGGAGTGCTGCTGGTAGTCGGGGGAATCGCCAAGCAACGGGTCGTAGAAGAAGGAGGGCTTGATCTTCAGCTTCGAAATCAACGCGCCGATCACGGTCGTGCCAGCGTCACGCGATGTCTTCTTGAGTTTCGAAAGCGTCGTCTGGTGGATGCCTGTGATTTTGGAAAGTTCAGCCTGCCAACCACGGCCATGCTCGGCGGCAAACGATTCCACTACGAGAAGTGCACGACGATGAGCGAGCTCGCTGGCATCCATGCCAAAAGTCTTGCACATCAAAACATGGCAGGGGGCTTGACTCCCAAATAAGCCTCGTGTCATGGTTGCGGGATGAACCCCAGAACCCGTCTTGCGAACTTCCTGGCGTGGAAGGGCTGGTCGCAGAGTGACCTTGCTTGCGCGTGCGACGTCCACCAGACGACCGTTTCCAAGCTGATTGAGGGCCACCGTGGCGCTGGTCTTGGCTTGGCAGTGGCGATTGAGCGCGTCACCCAGGAGTGGCCGGAAGGGGCGATTCTCGCGAAGGACTGGGTTGGTGCGCATGACCAGAGCGTGGCCACGACCGAGCCGACTCGGGAGGTCGCGTGAGCTTCTGGCGCCCCACTGGACCTTTCATCAGTGCTGCCCAGACGCTGACCGCTGCTCGGGCTGAGTCGTCTCGTGCGCTTCGTGCGGCGCTCGCCAAGTGCGAAGCGTCGCGTGCGCAGGTTGCGGCGCAGCTCGCTTGCTCGGACTCACGCTTGTCGCAGTTCGTCGATGAGCAGGCGGACCCAACGATCGACATCGCACGCGCCGCGCTCTTGCCGGTGCCCGCGCGCATGGCGATTGCTGAGTGGATCATGGGCGACGGCTATCGCGTCGTCGCCGTTCCGGACTCGTCCGATGCGAGCGACCTTGAAGCGACGGCGCTCATCATCCGGCAGTCGTCAGAGCTTGCTGCGACGCACCTTTCCGCATGCGCCGATCACAAGGTCACGCGCGCCGAGGGGCACTTGCTCGAGAAGGCTGCTGAGCCGCTCGCGCGTCTTTGCCTTGGCGTGCTCGAGCTCGCTCGCAGTGCACAACGCGAGGGCGTTGTCTCGACGCTTCATCGGGTGAAGTCGGCGTGATCGGCGTCTTGCTGGCCTGCCTCACGTGGGGCGCGCTCGTGACCTGGCTCGCGCATCGCGAGCTCGTGCGCATCGAAGAGCACATCGCGCGGATTGAACGCGTCGAAGCTGAGCACGACGCGCGCAAGTGGGACGCGCCGAAAGAGTGACCGGGCATTTGTGCCCTGAGGAGAACCAATGTCGAAGAGCAAGTTTGAGAGAGAAGACCGTGAAGAAGAGGCAGAACGCCGCGAAGCCCAAGTCGACGAGGGCGCGCGCGCCTTCTCTCGATTCTTCGAGCTGCTCTGCGAGGGCGATGCGCACGCCCACGCCAGCGAGGAGCTGAACAAGCTTGGGATCGTCCTGCAGAAGGAATCGCTCGCGCGCGATGCCGAGGTGAAGGGCTCGCTGTCCCTCACGATCAAGTTCACCGCCTCGCCCCGCGGCGTGGTCGCGACGAACTACGAGCTCAAGACCAAGCACCCTGCGCCCAAGACGACAGCCGGCACGCTCTTCCTCACGCCCGGCGGCAACTTCTCCACGGAGTCCCACCGCCAGCCAATGCTTCCCGGCATGCGTGTGGTGAAGGACGTCCATGAGGCGCCACGCGCAGCGAAGGTGGTGGGCGAGTGAGCAACCCCAACCTCCAGGCAGCCACGCTGCAAACCGCGAACAGCGACGCGAAGGACATCATCGATGCCGTCGAGCGCTTCGCAGAGCCGGGGATGCTCTCGGGCATTCACGGCGCTGTGGATGGCGAACTCATCGTCATGCAGAAGGGTCAGCAGCTCGTTGACTTGCTGCCCTTCATCGACGCGCGTGCATCGGCCCCGCGACGCCTCAAGGGCAAGTCGACGCACACGACGCTCGACAGCTTCATCGCGCACACGAACCGCTTCAAGGACGATGGCTCGGCCGTCTTCGCGTCCACGCAGTCGGTCACGACCGTCTTCGACTACCACCGTGCTGGCGAGCAAGGGCAGCGCTTCAGCGAGCATCGAAGCGTCTACAACTTTCCCTACTCCGAAGAGTGGAAAGCGTGGCAGTCGGCATTCGGGCGTTCCTTGGCGCAAGCCGACTTCGCGACGCTCATCGAAGACCGCATCGCAGATGTGAGCGAGCCCTCGTCGCTCGGCGAGAAGATGTCGGCGATCGTCGCGCGTCTGGGCTTTGTGGGTGCGGGCGCTTCGGCGCTTCTGACGCTCTCGCGCAATGCCCAGGTGAGCGCATCGACGCGCGTCAAGAACGTCGTGAACCTCTCGACCGGCGAGGCGCAGGTGTGCTTCGAGGAGTCGCACGAGGGCGCCGTGAAGATCCCCGGCGGCTTCGTCATCACGGTCCCCGTGTTCACCGGTGGCCAGCCGTACCAGCTGCCCGTGCGCATTCGGTACCGCCTGCAGAACGGCGCAATCGCTTGGTCGCTCGTGCCCTTCCTGATGAACGCGGTCCTTCAGGACGCCTTCGATGGAGTCTGCGCCCAGGTGCGTGATGAGACGGGCCTGCCCGTCTTTCAGGGCCAGCCAGAGTCATGACCGAGAAGCCCGACACGTCTGAAGGTGTTCGTCGAAAGGGTGCCACTTTGCACGTCCTGCCAGCGCGCAAACGCGCATTGAGTGACGCCCATCGCGAACACCTTCGCGCGTCGGGTTTGACCGATGAATCGATCGACCTCGGTGGCTTCTACACGGAGCGCGATCCCGCTTCGATCGCCGCCATCTTGCATTGGACTTCATGGCCACGTGGACGGGGTGACGTGCTCGTCATCCCGTTCTCCTTGCCCGGCCAGCCTGAACCTTTCTTTTCCCGTGTGCGTCCCGACTCGCCACGCACGAACAAGGACACCGAAAAGGTCATCAAGTACGAGCAGCCCAAGGCAACGCCGATGGCGCCCTACTTCGCGGCGCGTGCTCGAGCGAACGGCTGGCTTGCCGACACGAGCAAGCCGCTGGTTCTCACCGAAGGCGAGAAGAAGGCTGCGCTGCTCGACCAACTTGGATTCGCATCGATCGGCGCAACGGGCGTCGCCTGCTTTCACGACGCGGGCTTCCGCCGTGACGAGGGCGAGTACCGCCTGCACGAGCTCATCCGCAAGCACGTGACGGTGAAGGGGCGCGAGTGCTTCATCGCGTTTGATTCGGACAGCAAAGACAACGAGAACGTGTCGCGCGCAGCCGATGTGCTTGCCGCCATGCTCCGCGCTGAAGGCGCCTCTGACGTGCGGATGCTGAGCATCCCCGCAGAGAAAGACCAAAAGCTCGGCATCGACGACTTCTTCGCTCGCTTCGGCGAGTCCAAGACGCGCGAACTCTTTGGCACCGCAGAATCCGTGCAGGGCAATCTCGGCCGCTCTGCGCACGTGCTCTTGTCGAGCTTCCGTGCGCTCGCTGGGGCCCCACTTCCGGAGAAGCTCCGCATGCCGCAGGGCTACGACCTGGGCAAAGGCGGGGAACTCACGCGCTACGACGAGAAGAGCCACGGCCAAGTGCCAGTGGAGCGCGCCGGCCTTTTCGTTTCGCGCTTCGTCGCCGACCTCTACACGGGCAACGAGAACGTCGAGCTCGTGTTCAAGCGCGCGGATGTGTGGCGGCGCGTGGTGGTTGCACGCAAAGCCATTGCGGACTCGCGCACGCTGGTGAGCGATCTGGCGCCCCTGGGTGCGCCCGTCGACTCCAACACGGCCTCGGACATGGTCCGTTGGTTGCGTGACTTTGAGTCAGCGAACGAGACGCGGATCCCGCGCTCAACGTCGGTGGGTCGATGCGGGTGGCACACCGTCGAGAACGCCGACGTCTTCGCGCTTGGGTCTGAAGTGCACGCTGCCGCAGGCGAGTGCGATGTGCTCGTTGAGCGTGGCGGCGACCGTGGGCGCCTGTTTCGTGGTCTCAAGACCAAGGGCAACATCGAAGCTGCGCTCTCTGCCCTGCGTGACGCGTGGACGGCGTCGCCCATCGCTGCCGCAGCAATCTGCGCATCGCTCGCCGCGCCCCTGCTCAAGCCGCTTGGTGCGCCGCTCTTCGCAATGCATCTCGCGGGCGATTCGAGCCGCGGCAAGAGTTCGATGCTCAAGCTCGCGGCCAGCATCTACGGAGACCCGCGCGACGAGGAATGGGTCGCGTCGTGGAACTCAACATCGGTGGGTCTCGAGGTGAGGGCCGCGATGCTCTCCGACCTGCCGCTGTGCATCGATGAGGCTGGCGTCGTCGATGCCAAAGACCGCGAGAAAGCGGTCTACATGCTCGTCAATGGCGTGGGCCGCACTCGTGGAGCAAAGGACGGCGGGCTTCGTGAGGGCCACTCGTGGCGCACAGTGGTGCTCTCGACAGGCGAGTCGAGGCTCGTGACCGAGGAGAGCGCGACAGGCGCACAAGTGCGCGTCCTCGACCTCGCGGTCGACGGATTCGGCAAGCTCACGGCCGCTGGTGTCGATGCGCTCGTGCGCTCGTGCGTCGAGAACTATGGCGTGGTTGGTGCGCAATGGCTCAAGGCGCTTGTGTCGGTCGACGCAGACGCGTGGGCAGATGAGCGCGACCGGCTGCGGACACGTACCAAGGCCTTCGCCGATCGAGCGGCGACTGGGTCGCTTGCGGCCCGTCAGTCAGCGTTTTGGGCGTTGCTCGCACACGTCGAAGCAATCGCGTTTGAGGAGCTCGGCATTGGCATTGAAGGTGGCGCATCGATGGCCCGCCTGTTCGCCGAGCAGAGCGACCCGAAGAAGGCACTGATGCGCGAGGCAAGGACGGCCAGCGACCGAGCAATCGATGTGGTGCGCGAGTGGATGATTCGCGACGGCGCGAAGTTCCCGCGCCTCGACATCAACCCGGCTGGCAAGAAGGTGCCCAAGTTCTCTGGAGGTGGTCGCGAGGTCGCGGGGTACATCGATCAGGACAGAGGGCTTCTCGTCGTCCCCGGCGCCCTGCGCGAAGCACTCGCTCGATCAGGGATCTCCGACGCAGTGGTTCTCCGCGACTGGAGACAGCGAGGGCTCATCGACTGCGACGAAGGCGTCATGTCGAAGACGGTTCGCATCGATGGAGCGAAGGTGCGTGTCATCGCAATCGGCTGCGAAACAATGGGGATTGAGCCCGCGAGCGAGGAGTTCGGCAATGCCTGAATACATGCGTTCAGGGGTGGAACAGGTGGAACAGGGTGGAACAGGTGGTGGAACAGGTGCACCTGTTCCACCTATTCGCATTCAAAATAAGGGGATTTCTCGGCGCGGGTGGGGTGGAACAGGTCAGACGGGTTTTGAAACAATCCTAACGCGCGAGAACGTGGAGAGCGAAGCGCCTACCTGTGCGCGCATATGTACACTTGATTGTACCTGTTCCACCTGTTCCACCTGTTCCACCTCAAGCAAACGCCTTGAATCGAGTGAGATTCAGGTGGAACAGGTCGATCAGGCGCTACCTGTTCCACCTGTTCCATCCTCCGAGTTTGCGGAGGTGGAAGCGCTTGAAGTGCGCTTCCTCGGCGCGCTACCCGTGCCATTCACCCTCACGCTGACCCAGGAAGGCGCCTCAGAGCCTTTCTACGTCTCGACCGACGCTGGACACGTCCAAGAGCTTCGGCGCCTTTCCAGGCCTGTCTGGGCGCCAGTAGGTTTTGAGTACGCCGCTTGGGCCATCCAGCAAGACCGGGCGACGGCGTCAGACTTTGCTCGGTGGTGTGGACGTTTGCGCACTGGCTGGCGTCTTGGGCTTGATGAGGCGTGCGCTGGCGTACCTGGGCTGATCGACATGTGGCGGGACGCGAAGACCGCAACGGGCGTCCGCACCGAACCGAGCATCACGCTTGGAGCTTTGCTGCGGCGCGTAGGCGCTCGCGTGACGGCGCTTGAGTTCGCAGATGAGCGCCAGGGTAGGCAGTCGGTCACGAGCGCTCAGGCGCAGGTGGAGGCGGCATGGTGAGCGAGGTCCGAACTGTGCTGGGTGTGCGCCCCAACGTTCACCTATTCGGCTACGCGTTCGTGCGCTTCCCAAAGAGGGGTGGCGAGGTCGTGCTTGAAGCGGGCCTTCTGCGTGCTCGAGCGAAGTGGGGGCAAGCGGGGCAGGCGGAGAGTCAAGTCAAGCAAGGGCGAGACCTCGCGGGCCTGCTGCGGATCGTCGCGCAACGCGAAGACATCGTCGCTATCTGCGCCCCTACGCTCACCACAGGTGGGCGTAGCAAAGAAGAACTCGCTGACGACTCACGAGCGTGGGGACAGGTGGACTTGCTTGCAGAGGTGCTGCGTGTGCCCGTGGTCGTGGTCGCATCCGACTACATCGAAGAGTGCATGCCTGTGCTCATCGAGCGGCACCGCGCTGGCGCCTGGCTGGCGCAAGAAGAGTTCTCGGGCATCCGCAAGCGCGAGCTCGTGCGGCACACATGGTCCGCCGTTGGGGCGGCAATAGCTGCGGCGTCCTCAGGGCGCCTGCAAGAAGCAATCGGGAGACAGGTCGCATGACCAAGACGAAGGTTGACGGGGCCACGACAAAACCAGACAGGTCGCGCGCGCGTGCGAAGAAGACGACAAATGCCGTGGCGAAACAGCGGGCCATCGAGATGCTGACGTCAGGCACGCCCGTTGGAGAAGTGGCGAAAGCTATCGGTGTGTCACGGCAGACCATCCACGAATGGAGCAAGTCTCTCGACCTCGCCGCCAAGGCGAAGGAGATGCTCGACACCGCGGTGGAGCGAGGGCGTGAGCAGCTCCTCAAGCTCGTCGACAGCTCCACCGTTGTAGTGCGTGAGTGCCTGGACTGCAGTGCGGCGAGCAAGGCCGATGCGTCGGCCATGCGTGTTCGCCTCGAGGCGGCGAAGCTCGTCTTCGATCGCGTGGGGCTCTGCGCCAAGCAAGAGGTCGAGGTGACGAACCAGAGCTTGGTGAACCTCGTCGAGAAGTTCGGTGGTGCGTGACAGCGGGATTCGCCCGCACGTTGGATCGGTGGCGAGCCCGCCCATCGTCCTTTGCGAAAGAGTTTCTGCTTGTCGACCTGTGGACAGGTGACGACGGCGAGAGTGACCAGGTGAAGCTCGTCGACTCGTGGCCAAAGCACTTTCGTGTCGCTGCGCGCTCGGGTCACAAAACGGGCAAGTCGATGAGCGGCGCAGTGCTCGCTTGGTGGGCGGCAACGCTCCACGACAAGGGCCGCGTCATCCTTGTCGCGCCAACGCGCCGCCAGATCCAAGAGGTGCTGTGGCGTGAGATCATCGACGTGTTCGAGCGTGCCAAGCGGGCCGGTCACGACATCGGCGGCCGGTGCTTCACGAACGTGGAGAAGGGCTGGTCTGGGCCAGGCGGGAAACAAATCATCGGCGTGGCCGCGGACAACAAAGACGCGTTCAATGGCTTTTCAGGCCCCAACGTCTTCTACATCGTCGATGAGGGCGCAGGCGTGGACGACGAGATCCACGAGGCCATCGAGGGCAACATGGCCGGCGGCGCGCGAATGATCACTTTCGGCAACCCGACGCGCACCGAAGGTTGGTTCTTCGACGCCTTCCACGACATGTCGCACGACTACGAGCACCATTGGCTATCGAGCGAGCGCACTCCGAACGCGCGCGGTCGCGAGGGTAAGCCAGGGCTCGCAACGAAGGAGTACGTCGACGGCAGAAGGCTCGCGTGGGGCGAAGACTCGCTGAAGTACCAGGTGCGCGTGCGCGGGAACTTCCCAACGCAGGCCTCGTCGTCGGTGTTCTCGCTTGCCGTCTACACCGAAGCGCAGCAGCGCTGGACACCTACACCGCCCCTCTCTGCGATGACGCGGCCGCTCGAAGCGGGGCTCGACTGCGCACGCTTTGGTGACGACCGCAACGCGCTGGTGATGCGCCGAGGCGGCTACGTGTACGAGCCGAAGCGGTGGGGCGGGATGGACTCCATCCAGGTCGCGGGGACCGCCCGCAAGATGCTGCACGACATGCTCACGCCGCTCGAGCGCGCGCGCGGCGTCATCCCGCGCGTGCGGGTCGACGTGATCGGCATTGGCGCAGGCGTCTTCGACCAGCTCGCCAGCTTCCCCGACATCGACGCCATCCCGGTGAACGTGGCGATGTCTCCGACCATCGGAGACGCGGGCGACGACGACGAGAACGGGCACGATGTGGAGCGCTACGAGAACCTCCGCGCGCAGGTTTGGTTCGTCGCGGCCGAGCACGCGAAGAGGGCAATGTTGCCGCCCGATCGAGAGCTGCGCGCAGACTGCCTCGCCCCGCAGTACCGATTCACGAAGCTCGCGAAGACCATCGTCGAGAGCAAAGACGACATCAAGAAGCGCTTGAAGCGCTCTCCCGACGCCGGGGACGCGCTCTGCCTTGCGTTCTACGAGCCCCCGATTTGGCGCCCCGAAGCATTCAACATCCCAGGACTTTGACCATGGACGACGACGCACTTCTCAAGGCCCTTCGCAGCAAGCGAGCCGACTACGACGAAGAGCTGAAGTGGCATCGCTTCCTCTTCGATGCGTACCTGGGAACAGGCGGATTCGAGGGCGGCATCAAGAAGCCGTCCGCGTCGTTCTGGGGCACTGGCGCACGCACGTACCAGGCGTCGAAGGAAGCGAAGCAGAGCTATCTCGACAAGCACCCGCGCGAGGACGGGCCGAAGTTCGAGCGCCGTGTCGCTTCGTCGTACTACCCCTCGCCCGTCGAGCCCGTGGTCGACATCCGGCTCAGCTACATCCACCGCAAGAGCAACACGCGCGAGGGCATCGATGCGCCAGCGGTGAAGCGCTTCATCGAGGATGCGACCGGCAACGGCATCTCGTGGGATGACCTGCGCCGCGATGTCATCGATGTGCGCGCGGAGGTGCTGGGATGGACGCCGGTGTTGCTCGATATGCCGCCAGCGGAGGCGCCAGATCTCACGGTGCAGCAGGCGAACGAACTTGGCATTCGCGTGCGCGCCATCCCGCTCTTCCCGGCCAACCTCTACGATTGGGAGGAGAAGGACGGCGAGCTCGTAGCCGTCAAAGTCGTCACCGCTTGGAGTGAGCGCGCAGACCTTTTGAGCGAGGCCGTGAGCGTGCGCCGCTACACCATCTGGACGCGCACCAAGGTGCAGGTCTGGGAGACCGTCGGCGACGAAGGACAGGAAGCGTTGCGACCTGGCCGAGCGTGGGAGCAAACCAACATGTGGGGCTTCATTCCGCTTGTCATCTTCAAGCACGCCCCAGCGCCCGAAGACGCAGTGCGCGGCGTGTCTCTCGTGCGCAACGTCGCCCTCGCCGCGAAGAAGCAGTTCAACGTGCTCTCGCAGCTCGACGAAGTTCTTGGGACGTCCGCGTTTCAAATGCTTCAGGTGCCCATCAAAGGCAGCGCGGCCCCGAAGGGCACAAGTGCGATGGGCGGGCAAGTTGGGGTGATGACGATTGGCGCTGGCAACGCGCTGCCTGTACCGATGGACTCAACGCGCGACTACAAGTGGATTGGTCCTGATGTCGGTGTGGCCGAGATACTTGAGCGACGCATCGAGAAGCTTGGCAACGACATCACGGCCATCGCTCGCATGGAGTACTCGGGCCAAGACGCGAGCAGGGTGCAGAAGGCGGCGCTCTCTCGTGCGTTCGAGTTTGAGAACATGAACCGCGCGCTCGTCGACACCGCACAGCAACTCGCCAACGCTGAGCAGGACGTGTTCCGCAAGGTGCACGTGATGGAGGGCGGGCAGGATGAGAAGACGATTCGCAGCACGGCCCCTGAGCGCTTCGATGTGGAGGAGATGGCCGCGGAGCTCGAGCGTGTGATGAAGGCGATCACTCTGCCCTTCGGACCCACCGCGAAAGCCGAGCTGATGAAACGTGCGGCGAGGACGGCGTTGCCGAACATCGACCCGAAGGTGCTCGTGCAAATCGACTCGGAGATCGACGAAGAGCAACAGGCAGACGCCGAAGCCGCAGCGGCGCTGCGCGAGATGCGCACAGACCCGTCGTTGGATCCCAACGACGACCCCAACGACGACCCCAACGCTGACACGCCCGCCGCTGTCTGATGGCCA